CTGGCTACCGTTCAACGGCGTCACCACGACACCCAGCGCCGCCGCGTTGGAATTGATAGCCCGCGGCAACGCATTGTTAGCAGTTAGCAGGTTCAGCATTTTATTGGCTGCGAGTAACGTTAAGGGAAGCATTTGTTAACCTCTTCTGATTTGCCGCGAGACAGGAACGATATATTGCGGCGTCTGGCCGTTACCGCCTGCCGGGCCGTTCACGATACCGGTTGACGGGAGAGTCCAAGTCGAGCCGGTGATCAACGGATTGCCATTTTGTAACGTAATCTGACTCACAACGGAGCCAACGTAAATATTCCATCCGAGAGCGGCCGGCGGCGCGCCATTCGCTCCCTCAGCCATTTGCACGGAAATCGTGCTCTGGCTGTTCAAAACCAAACCATTGATAGGGCTCAAGGCACTTTCGTCGCCGTTCGCATCCACCCAGGCAGTCTGCACGTAGATTGACTCGGCAGGCGAATTGCCATGCTGCATCGAGACCTCCGGCATCTGCGGTTTAGGAAGCGGCACGAATACGATGCCGAGCCCAGCCTGAATGGTCTGGTCGGCGGCGTATTTCGTTTCGGCCTGATATTCCTTCCACTTTCCTTGAAAGCGCGTATTCAACTGAACGTTGTATGCTTCCGCGAAAACCCGTGTTAACGACTCGAAGCACAGCCAACGCTGCAACGGCGGAGTGACCACGACAGTGGACAAGCCGATCACGCATCGGCTCAACCACTGGGGATCCGACATCCCCGTATCCTGCAGGAGCCGGAACAACTTCTCGGCCACGAAACTGGTCGCCAAGCTGATCTTGGTATCGACATTGATGCCATGCGCGGCTGCCACTTGAACCAAAGAGGCTTCGAATGGCAGCAAATCGTTCAGCGTAATGATTTGCGCATCGGTAAATAGCGCCATGAACGTCTACCTTTCGCCCTTGGTGAGTTCTTGATTCTCGGCTTTTGTGGTGGCGTGACGGAACTCGGCGTCAGAGATGATTGCGATCTGCAGACGCCGGGATAATTCCGCTTTCTCGGCGGACTGCCTGCGGCGCGCTTCCTGCTCGAAGTAATCCTTCTTCTGCTGCTCACTGGCGGCAACGGCGCGGCCTTCCGCAATCGCTTTAGCAGCCTCCTCCTTGGAGACCTCAACAATTGTTCCCGCTTTGCCGCCGTCTTCGGTGTCGGCGCTCACAATTAGCGGATACGGCTCTTTGATAGACGCTTCGATATCCCTGATTTTTTTGAAATATTGTCGTATGTCCATTTTTTTCTCCCATCAAAAACGAAGGGAGCCGCACTTAGGCGGCTCCCTAACTTCAGACTGGCAACTGTTGCTGCTACGCGTTGATCTGAACGGCAAAATTGTTGCGCAGCACGCCGCAACCGTAAAGTACGTCAACCGTAAACTGCTGCGCCAAGGTATTTGGCTGATAGCTCATCACGATGCGCAAGCCAAAATTACCGACCTCGGCATACTCCGCGACCGCGCCAGTGCCCGGCAACGGTTGAGGAAGACGGCGCACGACCAGCCCCATAGCGTCTTTGGTGAACGCCAGGTTATGGATCGTCGGCGAAGCCGCACCGGTCACCGGAACATACTGCGAGCGGAAGATAAAGAAGTCTTTCATCTTTCCGACGTTGCCTTCCACCAAAGCTTGAAGTCCCGCCTCTCCAGCCGAATAGTATTCGCTGAATCGCGGGATCTGCCGAATTGCCGAATAAGTGCTGGAATCCACAACCAAATACTTATTCGCACTCGGTGGAACCTTGGCCGAGAAAAGCGCCGTTTCAGCCGAGTCGACTACGGCTTCGGTCACCGGAGTGCCGGCAACGCCTAGCACGGCATTCGCCGTAAATTGGCTATAAAGATTCAGCAAATCAGACTCGACCTTGGAAGCGATCGCCACCACGGCCGGCTGCATGTAAGCTCTCAACAATTCGGGAAACGCCAGGGCCTTCGTGACATCCGGAATCTGGAAAGTCGCTTCGGCGTGCGTATTCAACACAATCTGCGCATTGCCCAGATTCGGATTTTGCGGAGTAACAGTGCCGCCTTCCGCAATATTGTTTGCCACCAGAACCGGCGGAATCGGCACATTGACCGTGTCGCCGGCATTCGCCAGCACCGGTTCATAGTCGCGGTTGACGAGGTTTCCCATGATCAGGTTTCCCATCAAAGCCGGAAGGGCATCGGCGGCCACCAGCTTCACAATCGCATTCGCCAAATTGGCGGAGGTAATAATTCCCATAAATCTCCTAAATTTTTCTTTTGGGGCGCACGGCGCCCGATTTTTCCGTTCGCGGAAACAGCTCAGCCGGCTTAAGTCCCGAGCTAGTCTTCCTTCTTCGGATCACTCACATCCCGCGTAACATCTGCGAAGCAAGCTTCGCAATTTCCTGGCGCACCCGGTCATTGTCTTCCTTGCTCATGCCCGGTTTGATCTTGTCCATTTCAATGCCGCCCGAAATTCCTTGTGGTGCGCTGCGAACCGGATGCTGCGCACCGCTGCCACCCGTAATGCGCGCCGGCAACAACTCCGGGTTCTCTTGCACAAAACCAGCCAGATACTCCTGCAAAGTCTTGCCCTCGGGGCCGCGTGCCTGCAGCCGGCCGTCATCGGTTCGCACGATGTCGTCTTTCACGGCGCGGAACGCCAGCTCAAGCTTCGCTACACCAAGCCGCTGCAACTCACCCCGAATCTGCGAATTGCGATCCGCCTCATCGGCCATCGCACGAGCCTTCCGGTTCTCTTCGACCAGCTGATTCAAACGGCCTTCCAGGCTTTCACGGCGCTTCCGTTCTTCCTGAAGTTCGGCTTTGTAAGCCGGCTCCGCCTTTCTTTGTTCAGCCTGTACGAACTCCTGAATGGTCTGCCTCACCACATCCCGGATGTCGGGTGGCTGATCCGCTGGAGTCTCTATTGTTTTTTGTTCTGACATTTAACTCCTCTTCAACTGACTATTGACTTGCGCCTCGATTTCAGCCACAATTTGGTCTTTTGTCTCCTGCCTTACATCGCTTAGATACTTCAGTGCAAGCCTCTCGAAGACCTCTTTTTTGAAAGTTGCCGATTGAATTCCCAGCGCCAGAAGATTAGTCGCCTGCTGCAACTCGCCGGCAAAATCGCTAATATCCAGTTCGTCGAGGCCCGTGATGGTTACCTGGATATCGTCTTGGCGCGCTGCTACGATCGCCTCCAAGACTTTTCTCATTGCGGCCTTTACCCAAACTCCATACGCGCGCAGCACTTCCTGCGTCAGCTTGAAATCAAGCTGTTTGCTCAAAGCCGATTGCGCGCGCCCGCCCGCATCCTCTCCCGAGGCCTGCGACAGGTAGCAAACTCGATAAATTTCCTCTTTGAGCGTCTCCAAATGGTCCGCTGCAATTTGATGAACCTTACCGTCCGGCTCTGCCCACCCAAAGCGGTCTCCCGGCGCGAGCTGGATGAAGTAGCTTTCGCCCACGATCTGATTCCACTCCCGGTCTGAGTAGATCACCGGCATGGCAAAAAGCCCCATGGTAATTGCCCAACCCAGAGCGTTCGATTTGTTGAAGTGCTCTAACTGAAGTTGTGCGGCCCGGTTCATGAGCCAGTGAGATTCCGTTGCTTCCAGGTCGAGGATTGGAACCCGGTTCTGATTGGCGAGGGCATGCCGTCCTTCCCCGAGAAATTCGATGGCTCCGTCCTGCTCTCCGCCCTCCACCCGGCGGAATAGCTTATAACTCGTCCGGTCGTAATAGCGCCAAATTGTTTCAATTACTCGCGCGGTTGAACTTATGTCGGGCTGCTTATCGAACTTAGTACGAATAACCACCCATTCATAAGTGCCGAGATCGTCCTTGCTCCAGTTGATCAAATCTTCGGCCTGGTACGCGACAAGAAAGGCTCGCGACAAACCAATGGCATCTTCTTCGGCCCTGTTCGCAGGCATCGCGGCCACCCTGGGGAAGTCGATCAGAATATGACTGCGCCCTAACACCAGGGCGCTGCGAAACGCTTCCTGAAAGAACGCCGAGAGAGTTGTTCCGCGCCGGTCGCAGTTATCCTGCAGTTCCGAAAGGAACGTCCGTCCAGAATCCGGCCCTCCGTTGTATTGCAAACTGGGTTCCCGGTGAAACAAGGTGGAACTGTACCAGTCCACTATCGAACCTATATAATTTTCATAGAAGGCCCGGGCCAATCGCTCCGCAAACACATCGAGCGGTTCCTTCTGCCGCCGCGTTAAATAATTGGCGGCGCGGGTTTTGAATTGCTGCCCGCCGGCATATAGGTCCCGGTACATGGCCCAAGTCGGCGCCAGCCGGCGGTATTCCGGATGTTCCTGATCAATCTGTATCATCGTTTGTCTCTTGCTAGCGAGCCCTTGCACGAGCCACCGGCCAGGATGCACGGCTATCAGCCGATGGTCGTTGAGTCGGGGGCTGGCTTGTTTTGTTCACAATTGCTCTTCTGCCCACTAACGTCCCATGCCGCCGTTCGCGTGTAACAGAAAATTTCCCGTAAGCTATTGAAAACAAGACAAAAATATTTTTGTCAACTTTTGTGACCGGCATATGGCAACCCACGGGTTGCCATAGAAGGAGATGAAAATCGCTGCGCGACCGCCTGTCGGCGGGGGCTCGCCTCAGCCGTTTTCCGAGGGCAGTTGTCTTGGAGTCAACTCATTGATTTCAAATTAGATATCGGCGGCCCTTTTCCAAGGACCGATTTGCAGAACCC